TTTTGTCGGCATGATTTTAAGCATGTAGCATTTCACAAGAGTTGCCAAATAAGTTTATGGCATTGTCATAAATGTGGCTTGTACTATGTACATCATTATAGTGTAGGGATAGGTTATAAGAGGGTTAATATTGATGAGTATGGTGATGTATGGCAAAATAAGTTTGAGGGGATAGCGTTAAGGAGGGGCGTATGAGTACTGAATTTCAAGTAAGACAGATAGCGGATATGTTGTTTGAGGTAGTATGCGATAAATGTGATTACAATCTTGATAGTAATGCTTTTAAGTGTGAGAAAAAAACTTGTATTGTTACTGATTTAGCTAGGGATTATAACGAGATTATAACAGATGATATAAGGAAGGACGAGGACATATGAAAGTTTGTATTCTATGTGGTAGGACAGTAGACGAATTACACGAGTCATATGCAAAGACTACTTTAAGTAGTGGCGATTCTGAGAGTGAATTATATTTTTGTGGTAGGCATAGTACCGTGGAGATAAATAAGTTTACAGAAAAGGTAGAGTCGGATAAGTCCACACATGTGATGTATAAAATAATGTGAATTTTTATTTGTTGACAAGATAGTATAGATTCTGCTATAATTTGTTGTGAGATATTTATGTGTATTTCAACCCTTTTAGAAATTTTTTTTAAGTTAGTTTTCAAGTTCAAAGTGTTTTAACCATGTGTAAATCCCCTTTGCTTAATAGGCGGGGGATTTTCCATTTTCAACCTCCTATGCATGTTGTATTATGTAAAGGGCTATTTTCCTCCCCAAAAGTAAAGTAGCCCAATCTTTTTCTGAGGAGATGGTGATGTGTTGGAAGAATTAACAAAGAGAGAGAAGGAAGTACTAGGATTACTTGTTGAAGGCTTGAAAAGACAAGAGATAGCGAACAAGCTATTCATTTCATACCACACAGTACACAACCATTTGCACAATGCTTACGGGAAATTAGGAGTGAGGAATAAGGTGGAAGCTGTCATGTATTACCTGAAACATATGGAGGGATAGGTTGAAGAAACAAAAGAATAATATTCAAATCCCCTATCTGCCCAATGAAAAACAAATTATTTTTCATAACGTAGACACAGATATTTGTATTTACGGGGGTGCAAAAGGTGGGGGTAAATCTTGTGCCTTGGTTATGGATGCGGCGAGATACGCCACAGAAAATCCAGGGGCTCTTATATACTTATTCAGGGAATCATATGACGATTTGGAAGCTAACATAATCCGAGAGTGGAAACAGAAGATACCCAAGGAGTTATACTCTTATTCTGAGACAAAGCACGTGGCTAAACTTGTTAACGGTTCAGAAGTTATTTTCAGGTATATTTCAAACGATGCAGATGCAGAAGGTTATCAAGGTAGGTCAATGGACTATGTTGGAGTAGATGAGTTAACCAAGCATAGTAAAAAGGCTATTCAGGTACTCTTGTCATGTCTGAGGTCGCCCAGAGGGTTTTCTCCTAGATTTAGAGGTAGCTGTAATCCTGGCGGGAAGGGGCATAACTGGGTTAAGCATGATTATGTTGAGGCAACTGATTATGGTAAGTATATAATCCATGATGCGGTTACTGGACAAACAATCTCTTTTGTTCCCGCTACTGTTTATGATAACTATGTTATTATGGATAATGACCCCGCTTACGCAAAAAGGTTGGAAAATTTACCCGAAAATGAACGCAAAGCCTATCTATTAGGTGATTGGGATTTATTCGAGGGCCAGTACTTTAATTTTGTTCGGTCTGTACATGTAGTCAATGATATGGTGATTCCCAAGTCGTGGGATAGGTATATAAGCCTTGACTATGGGCTTGACATGTTGGCTGTTTACTGGACTGCTTTCGACCATAATGGTAAAGCACATGTATATAGAGAAGCACACGTATCAAACTTAATCATATCCGAAGCTAGAGAACTTATACATTCAATGACGTTACCCGATGAAAATATAGTAGCCCATATAGCACCGCCTGACTTGTGGAATAGAAGACAAGATACTGGTAAAAGTGCGGCTGAAATATTTTCAGAAGGTCCAGAAGGTATATTTTTAATTAAAGCAAGTAATGACAGGATACAGGGGTGGTATAACATGCGAGAGTGGTTGCGTATACATAAGACACGTGACGAACAGACAGGAGATAATATTTTCTTGTCTAACATGGTTATTTCAAATGAATGTAGGTGTCTAATACGTTCATTGTCTGAGATACAAGCAGACGAGAATAATCCTAGCGATGTTGCCAAAGACCCGCATGAGCTGACACATAGCGTAGATGCTATAAGATATTTATTGTCAAATCGCCCAGCTCCTACCAGTCCAACATCGTCTGTGTATTATGATGAAGACGATGATGATGAAGATAGATTAAATACAGGTGGTTTTTATGATTCTTAATAGGAGGTACTTATGGATATTGCAATTTTAATGTTTGTACATAGCTTAACTGTACTCGTGGGAGTATTTGTAGGTTATAAGGTTACTTACTCTTGTATAGTAGAACAAGAGGAATGTGAAACAATTGATAGAGACGAGAACTCTTTCTTTGACTTTGTGAAGAAGGAGAGAGAAGAAATCGTTGAAGACGAGCATAAGAAAGATGAAGACTATGGAAGACGGCATGCGTTTTACGATTAATAGGGGGTGAATTTTTTTGATACGTAAGTTATTTAGCCAGAAGAAGGAAGAAGATGCTCAGGTTACGACAAGTCGTACACCTAATAATCGAATTGAGCAAGAAATGTCTATGCGTATTGCATCCGATATATATTCAGCTGAAGCGGCCAAGTTTAGCACTTTAGATGAAATAGGTTTCTCTTTAGAAGATACATGGAAAGACGAAGAGAAAATATATAAGGGTGGCGGATTACAATGGTGTACTGATTTTGCTTATAGAAGTAAGCGAATGAGAAGAATACGACCAAACAGCGAAGACAATTTTGTATTTAATTCCGTACAAATAATGGCCGCTAATATAACTTCTAATACACCAGAACCAGTTATCAGAGGTACTAAGAACCAACACGAGGTACAGGCCAAAAAGGTACAAGATATTTCACGTTATAATGATGAGAAAAATGAGTTCAAGACATTATGGAGGAGAACAGTACTAGAGTTTCTAAAATATGGTCCTGCTATAATTAAAGTTTGTTGGAATAGTGAGATATACGGTGGCAAAGGTCCTGACAGATGGATTGGTGATGTTCAGCTATTACAGGTAAGAAAAGAAGATTTTTTCCCAGACCCTGCCATACTGGATTTGGAATTGGATATAGATGAATGTAAATTCATAAGCCAGAGGTATAGAAAGACTCTACCTTATATATGGGATAGGTGGGATTATGGTAAGTATGTAAACAATGAGACTAATACTGAGTTGGATATAGATGAAGGTAATGACTCGCAGATGGCTTATGTCTACGAGTATTTCCATAGAGGGTTTCCAGAATATATGCCTCAGGAAAGAAAGCAGGAATTACTTGAGAGGGCAGAATACCTTGAAGAAAGAGGATATGTATACAAAGCACAGGATATTCGTGATATGGCGGAGTCTGAGCTAGAAGGCGTGCATGTGGCCTATTATTCAGATGGTATATTATTGGAGTATGTACCATACATCTATGATAACGGCAGATACCCCTTCGCTTATAATACAAGATACGATGATGAGGTATCTCATTGGGGATATGGAGAGATAAGAAACATAAAGATACCGCAAGTACTACATAATAAAGCTGATGAAGTAGAGATGGAAGCTATGGCCCGTCAAGGTTTGGGCGGTAGTTACTATCGTAAAAATGCAATTGATTCTAAGCAGATGGCCGCTATTAAAGAAGATAGTGGAAAGGGTGGTATGCATTTTGAGGTTAATGACCCCGAAGCTATAAAACCAAGAGACCCTGTTCAAGTGCCAAGCAATATACCGGTATACAAAGACCATAAACAAAGAATGATAGAGGTCATTAGTCAGGTTACTCAGATACACCAAGGGCAACAATCTCATAGTGGTATGCCTTATAAGTCCGTAGCTGAGCTAGGTGCACGTGGTGATGTAAGAATGAGAGTGGCTCAAGAAAAACTAGAGCAATTACTTGTTAAGGTTAACCGTCTTAGGATTGATTTGTTTGAACAGTTTTATACTGAAGAAAGGTACTACAGAGTTAAAGGACCAGATGGTGAAACTATAGATGATGGCACATTCTCAAATGAAGATATGTATGACGTTTGGATAAGAGAGGTTGTATTGACAGGCGATGGCGAGGGACAGGAAATGAAAGAACATTTCGTTCCAGATTTTGATATTACTATTGATATAGTAAATGCAAAACCAACCGATAGAAACTTCTATGCTAATATAGCCTTTACAATGCATGATAGACAAGCTATTACCGTGAAAGATTTATGGAAGACTATAGATGAAGGTAGGTTGCCAGATTTAGACATGGTATTGCAACATCTATTCGCACAAGACTCTATCCAAGGAATGATTGCAGCACTTGGCGAATTGCCACCAGAAGTACAGGAACATTTAATGAATCATCATATGGAAGAGTTATCTATGGCTATACAACAAGCAAAGCAAATGTTAGCTGAACCTGATGCAGGCACTAAAGGTGGTGGAGATGGTGTTGCTAATCCACAGAATCAATTTAACAAGCCACAACAGAAGCCTCAGCCTGGCAGATATGCTGATACGTTAGATTATAGTGGTGGATTAGTAGGCGGGCAGAACTTTGATACAATAACAGGTAGGTAATTGAGTAAGCATTTCGCCCTTAGGGGTGTTTTTTTATATCTAAATTCGCATGGGATAGCGTAAAAATCCAAAGTTTGAAGGAGGTACTATGTTTATTGATGAAGAAAAAGCCTTAGACGAAGGCCAAGAGGGAGTCGTGGACCCTACCGAAGAAGGCGGAGAAGAATTAGATTCTGATGCAGACTTACCTGACTTTGAGTATTCAGATGAAGACACTAATTTAGATGTCGATGGATATGAGCAGGGCGAAGAGGCTGATGATGAGCCTGATGAAGAGCCTGATGACGAGGCTGAACCTGAGCAAAAAGAAGAGGATGGTCTTGATGATTTTGCAGGAAAACCCGAGCCTAAGCAAACACCAGAAGAAAATTCTGCTTTCGCTAAGTTAAGAAGGAAACAAGAAGAACTAGACCGCAGAGAAGAGGCGGTACGTCAGTTTGAGATTCAAAAGAAGGTCGAAGAAGAAATGCTAAATCCTGAGCAGATTTTTAAGTATGCTGAGGAGAATGGTATTACTGAAGAAATGGCCCAAAAGTTTCTCAAAACAGAGGCGAAATTAAAAATCCGAGAGTTGGAAGTGAATCAAACTGCTAGGGCTAGAGAGTTAGAAGCCCAAAGAGAAGCTTTAAAAGATGACCCTTTGTATAAGGAGTTTGCTCCTCAGGTAGAACAATTGGTTCAATCTAATCCTCAAGAAGTAGATGTAAATGTCGCACTACAGTATATTGTAGGCAAGAACCGAGAAAAATTATCTCAGATGGTAGCTCGTAAAGCCGAGCAAAAAACATTAGCTAATGTGCAAGACAAGTTAAAGAGAAGAGGGTTATCCAAAAGCGAAGGCTCAGTTTCATCGAGCAGGGCATCGCTTCTGACAAATGATGAGATTGAAATGAGTAATGTTTTTGGCACTAACCCACAAGAAATTGCAAAGTATGTGAAACAAGAATCGAGAAAATTAAGGAGATGATATTATGCCGAAAGGATTTAATTGGGCGGGAGACCTAAACGGACATAAGAATCCTATTGTTAGGAAGTTTTATGTTCCCGATGCCACCGCTATTGAAAAAGGTGAACCTGTTAGATACGTAGCGGGTACAGGAATACAAACTTTAAATGCACCTACAACTTTCGAAGAGGCAATTATAGGTGTAAGTATGCAAGAAAAGGAAGCTAATGACGGTGATACAGAAATAGAAGTATCTTGTTCACCTACAGCTATCTATAAGTATGTATCAAGAGACGATTTAACTCTTACAGGTGGTTCTACTACTACGGCTGTTAAATCAGGTCTTGACGATAATGATGTAACAGATATATTCGAAGGTGGAGCTATCCAAATAGTTAGCTGTGCTTCTGATTCCAATTTGGAAGGTAAAATTGTTAGAGTCACAGATTTTGACGATAGTGATGGGACATTAACACTAGCTGAAACATTGCCTAGTGCTTTGGCCTCAAGTGATACTATTAGATTGGTTCCAGGATTTATGGCTGAGGGATATACTGCATGGGACTTAGATTCTGATTCAATGAATCCTGACCTTGGTAGTATAGGTGGTTCAGCTCTTAGATTCTTATATAGTAACGTAGAAACTATGGAATCATTCTGGCAGTTCTACAAGCACCAATTTGGAAGCACCGTATAACATGTAGCAATTATCACAAGGCCGATTTTTATCGGTCTTTTTTTGTATCCAATTTTAAGATAAGGAGATGATATTATGGCTTTAACTGGACAACAGTATGCCGCTCTGGAAGGCAATATTAGGCAAGTTTTTGATGCTTTCCACAAGATGTCAAAGGATTATAATCCGTTACTTTATAATGTAGTAAAAGGTAGTATGGCTCAATTCACCGATTATACTATCGGTACAGCAGGAAGAATGAGTCCTTGGAAGGGTTCAGTCGCATATGACACTATCGAAGAAGGGTATACTAAACAGTATAGGGCAGAAAAATATACTACTGGTATACAAGTTGATAGAGATATGTACGAGGACAAAGAATGGCAAAGGATTAAAAACCGAGTTAATTTGGTAGCTCATGGTGTATTTAAAACTTTACAATATGACGGAGCCGATATATTTAACGAAGCTTTTAGCGATGGCAAGTATAAAGGTCCTGATGGGAAAGCTCTTTGTGCATCAGACCATACCAATATTCCCAATGCTCCCGAGCAAAGCAATATAGGTACTTATGATTTAAATTATGAGAACTTAGAAAAGATATTAAGAACTATGGAAGACTGGATTGACGATAGAGGAGATAAGATGTTGATACAAGGTAATCACATCATAGCTTCTCCTAATCTTAGATATGAATGTCAGAAATTATTCGGCTCTGAAAAAGAAGCATTTGTAGCCGATAATACCAAGAACATTCATAAAGATTTCTCTTTCTTAATCCATCCACTATTAACGGGCAAGAAGTGGTTTGTTGTTAATAGAGAGCTTATGAAAAATGGAGCAGGACTGAACTGGTTTATGAGAAGAGACCCTCGTAAATTAGAAAGGTCTGGCGATGCGGCTAAAGGCGATTTCAATACTGAGAAATTGTCATGGAAATGTGTTGGTCGTTGGGATAAAGGATGGACAAACTGGTTCTTTATTTATGGTAACAACATATAAGATTAATAAAATATTGACGGCTGGACAATGTTTCAGCCGTCTCCTAATTTAGAGAGGAGATGTCAATATGTCATATTCACATTGGAAGAAAATTAGTTTTATAAAAAGTCTTGCCTTTGGTAAAAAGGGCGAGGAAGTAGAACTCATAGATGCAGATGGTAACCTTTTAGGAAACATGATTGGTAATATCTCAGGAGGACAAGTAAACCCAACAGTTGAATGTGTTGCGGATGGTACTATTTCAAAAGGCGATTTAGTGTACCCGTCAGGCTTTAATACAGCCTCAGGTAAATTAACTATGGCAAAAGCCGAAGCAAATGGTTCCAACCCTTCAAGAGTGGCTTGGTTCGTAGCTCCCGAAGATATTGCTGATACCGAGCAAGGTATAGTTGTTGGAATTTTTGAATTGACTGGCGTAGATACTGATTCGGAATCAGTTGGAGACCCAGTTTATCTTAGTAACACAGCAGGAGAATGGACGGATACAGCACCTAGTGGTGGAGGAGAAGCGATACAACAAGTTGGAGTTGTAACAGTTTCAGACTCTTCCGAAGGCAAGGTTATCCTTATGCCATTCTATAGCAAGTCAATTTCTGTTAATACAGGTACTTAAAACTTTACGTAAACTATTGGGGGCTTCTAGCCCCTCTTTTTTTTTGGGAGGAATTATGAGAATCATAAGAAGAGAAGAATTAATAGAGCCTGGCGATATGATATTGTACGATATTTTAGAAGAAATTAAGAAGTTAAATAGTTATTTAGAACCAAATAAAAAGCCAGTCAATGTT